AAATATGATATAACACAAATTTCATGTAAACGAAGAATAAACTCAAAAAATCCAAATGCAGAAGAAATGGAATCAATTATTTGGAATTTATCCAATTTGTCACTTGACTAAAATATGTTTTATCTTCTCCAAAAAATATATTTATGTTTTGTGTTTTTAATATTTCAAATGTTTCTTCATATTTTTTATTTTTAAAATAATTTGATAAACAAAAACAATACGATACAGTTAATGGAATTTTTAAGGTATTTAATCTATTTTGATATTCTATTTGTAAGCCAATTCCAGCATATAATTTTAGATCAACTGATCCAGAAACATTTTGATTTTTCTTTTCTAAAATTATTAATTTATTTTCAATTATAAAACTTTCATCTGGATTTCTAAATTTATTTATTTTAATGTTATATGTTTTTTCAAGATACTTTTTTAATCCAATTTGTTTTGTGAAAATAAATTTATTATTGGTTATATAGTAACCATATTTTGTTTTATCAATTATTATTTTTTTAGATTTATTATCCGTTTTTTCTGTAACAGTAGATAAATATTTTTCGTAATTTGTTTGTTCTTCGAATGATAGTCCATGTTTTGTAGTTTTTGAACCGCCAGCACCAGTACCTTTATTTTTAATCATTACAACAAGTTATGTTATATGTTAATTAATATAATAATATTTTATTCAATTTTTATTTATGACATAAATAAAAATAACTTATTTTTATTTATGTTATAAATAAAAAAATTGAAAAATAAAATTTTTACTTAAAAACAATATCACAATATAAATTATTAATGGATACTCAAATATTGTCATATGATAATCAAAATGTTAAACAAATTGATCATGTTGATTTTGATGTATTAGGAGGCCCAGAAATAAAAAGAATGTCAGCTATAGATGATCCAGCTGGAATAACAGTTACAGAGTTATATGATAATTCAGAACCTAAAAAAAATGGATTGATTGATCCAAGATTAGGAACATCACGAAAAAGTGTTAAATGTTTGACATGTGGGTTAGAATCAGACTTATGCCCAGGCCATCCGGGGCATATTGAGTTAGTAGTTCCAATTTTTCATATTGGATATTTGCAACAATATGTTCATAAAATATTATGCTGTGTATGTCCAGCATGTTCTAAATTATTGGTTTATAAAAATGAAAAAGAATTTAAGGATACATTAAAAACAAAAACAGGAAAAGAAAGATTGAATTATGTTAGATCGTTAACAAAAAATGTTATGTTTTGTCAAAAACAAAATTCAGGTTGTGGACGACCAGTACCTAAAATCAAGTTAGAATTAAAGAAATCATATACTGGAATTCATTTGTATGCAGACATTGAAAATGAAGGAACAAAAGATGAATCGGCTACAAAAAAAAAAACAAGAACAGTATTTGCATCAGATGTTATTTATAGGATTTTGAAAAACATTAGTGATGAAGATTGTTTAATTTTGGGAATTGATCCTAAAAGAACAAGACCAGAAAATATGATGTTAACAATATTTCCAGTGCCGTCTGTTCAAATGAGACCATCTGTGCATGGAGATTTTTCTGGTGGAATGTCAACGGAAGATGATTTAACAAAAGCATTGGCAAATATTGTTAAAGGAAATGAAAGATTAAAAAGTGCCAAAAGAAAAGATAATAAAACAGAAAATGAAACAAAATATTTTCCAGAACATGAACAAGTACTTCAATACAGGGTTATTTCATATATTACAAATGATATGACATCTGTTCCTAAATCAGAACAGAAAGGAAAAATATTGACATCATTAGAAAAAAGATTAAAAGGAAAAGAAGGACGAGTACGTGGAAATTTGATGGGTAAACGAGGAGATTTTACAGGACGAACTGTTATTACACCAGATCCAACATTAAATAATGATCAATTGGGAGTTCCAGTTAAAATAGCAATGAATTTAACTGTACCGGAGTATGTTCGCCCAGATAATATTGAAAAATTGACTAAATTAGTTAGAAATGGAAGAGATAAATATCCTGGTGCTAATTTTGTATTCATTGGAAGTAATATTATTCATGGAAAGCAAAATCATCCAATTGATTTAAGATATCGCAAGAAAAAAATTGAATTGAAATATGGAGATATTGTTGAAAGACATTTACAAAATGGTGATATTGTTCTATTGAATCGTCAACCAACGCTTCATAAATTGTCAATGATGGGACATCGTGTAAAAGTTATTAATAATACAGATTTGTCAACATTTAGATTATCAGTTGCAAATTGTTCTCCTTATAATGCAGATTTTGATGGTGATGAAATGAATATTTTTGTGTGGCAAAATGATAGTTCTAGAATTGAATTGGAAGAAATTGCATGTGTTGATAGACAATTAATTTTGCCATCAGATTCAACGGCTGCAATTAATTTGGTACAGGATGGATTGATTGGTGTTTATAATATAACAGCAAGTGATACAGAAATTGATTGGCGTAATGCTATGAATTTAATTTCATATTCATCATTTAATGATTTTGGAAAAATGGAAAAAAGAATATATTCTGGACGTGAATTGTTTTCTTTGATTATACCAAAAAGAATTAATATACGTGCTGATAATTTTAAAATCAAGAATGGAGTTATTGATGGACAAATGACAAGCGGAAATAGTTTTGGTGGTAATAGTATTATTAAATTGGTATGGGATGAATATGGAATTGGGCAAACAACAACATTTATTAATGATATGCAAAGAATAACAAATAATTTTAATTTATATAATGGATTTTCTCTTGGTATCGGTGATTTATTTACAATTCCAGAAGTTGATGAAAAAGTAAGAAATTTGATAGCTACAAAAGCAATTAAGGTTGAACATATGATATCAGATGCTGAAAATCATCCTTATTTAATGGATATTGATATGTATGAAAAACGTATATTTGAAGAATTTGAAAATATTGTATCAGAAGTAGCGGGAATAATTGTTAATAATGCTAAACCAAAAAATGGAATTTTAACATCTGTATTTTCAGGTGCCAAAGGAGATAAATTGAAAGTAGGGCAAATGTCTGGATGTGTTGGTATGCAAGCATTTGAAGGAAATATTATTCAAAAAAAACTCAATCATCGTACTAGTCCTTATTTTCATCGTGATGATGATAGACCTATTGCACGTGGATTTGCTAATAATTCTTATTTATCAGGATTGAATTTTCCAGAATATGTAATTGATGCATATGTAGGACGAGAAGGAGTGGTAGAACAAGCAGTAAAAACTGCTGTATCAGGATATATGCAACATAAAATGATTAAAATGTTAGAAGATGTATCAGTTAAATATGATATGACAGTAAGAACAGCGAATGAATCTGTTATTCAGTTATATTATGGCAATAGTGGAGTAGATACAACAAAACAATACAATTATAAATTTGAATTATTTGATCAGAAAATGAATAATACAGAAATAAAAAATTTATTATTGTTTAAACAAGATGAACTACGATATTATTCTGATGCTGAAAATAACGACTATGTTAATAAAATTATAGGAATAAGAAATACATTATTTATAGATATTAGTAAAGCAACAATGGATCATATTGTATTTGACACGAAAATGAAAATACCAGTAGGATTAGATCGTATTATTGATAATATTGCAAATGACAACACTATTACAGGAGATAATTTGGAACCACGTTATGTATTAGAACAAATTGATAAATTATTGACAAATGAAATAACAATATTAACAATTTTAGATAAAGTTGATAGTGAAAATCCTCATTCAATTAAAAAAATGGATGGAAAAATTCATAAAACATTATTTGAATTTGCTTTACATGATGCATTGAATCCGAGAAGATCAATTGTACGAAGAAAATTAAATAAAATGCAATTTGATAAAATAATTGATGAAATAGCAAATAATTTTAATAAAAATATTGTAGAACCAGGTGAAGCAGTTGGAATTATTGCAGGGCAATCAACCGGTCAACCATTAACACAAATGGTTTTAAATTCTATTGATTATACTGAAATCATAGATATTTTAGATTATGGTAAACAGTCACATAAAATTATTGAAATAGGAAAATTAGTTGATAGAGTTATGGAAAATAATAAAGGAGGTGTAGTACAAATTAAAGAAGATAAGAAAGAATCAAAGGGTATTGGATATTATATTGGAACTAGCGATTTTAAATATTATATTCAGTCAGTAGTACCAAATGGACGCATTGCATGGAAAAAAATTATTGCAATGACAAAACATATTGTTGTTAATGCTGATGGCTCAAATAAAATTATATGTATAACGACAAGATCAGGAAGAAAATTAACAGGAACAAAAGGAAAATCATTTTTAACACGTATTAATAATAATATAACAGATATTCGTGGAGATAACTTAACAGTTGGAATGTTTGTACCAATTGATAAAAGTAGATTAACATTTGAAGAATCAACAAAATTATTTAAAAATGATAAAATACCCGGAAATAGATTTATAGGATTACAAGAAATAGAAGAAAAAATGAATTTATTAAAATTAACTGAAACAAAAAATATTGATAAATGTTTAAAAAAACATATTGATGAAATCATAAATTCTGATGTTGTTTATGATGAAATAATTAAAATTGATGAAATTGAACCGACACATGAATATGTTTATGATTTAACAATTGAAGATACAAAAACATTTTGTATTGCAAATGGAATGTGCTGTATGGATACATTTCATAATGCAGGAATAAAAGCAAAAAGTAACACTGTACAAGGTATGCCTCGTATTAGTGAATTAATTAGTGTATCTAAGAAACAAAAAAGTCCACAAATGAATGTTTATTTGATTGATGAATATTCTAAAAATATAGAATTGGCTCATAAAATTGCATCAAATTTAAAATATACGTCATTGGGAGATATAAGTGAAAGAGTAGAAATATATTATGACCCAGAACCAAATGAAAGTGGAAGTTTAATGGAACAAGATAATATAAAAAATTCATTTTATTGTGATAATTCTAATGATAGTAATGATTTACCATTAGTAATGAGAATTGAAATTAATAAAGAAAAAATGTTAGGTAATGAAGTAACAATGATTGATATCAAAAGTAAATTATGTGATTGGTGGGAAAAACGATTTAATGAAAGTAAAACAATCAAAAAAGAATCAAAGAAAGTTATCAACAAAATCACAAAAATAGGAGTTTTAAGTAATTTGGATAGTGATAAAGTTCCTATTATTCACATTCGTTTTAATGGAAGAGATAATGAAGATGATAAATTTAATTTAGAAACAATGAATGATTTTATTGTGTATATTATTGATAATATAAAACTCAAAGGAATTGATAATATCACTGATTGTGATCCAATAACAGACCAACAAATATTAAAACTCAATAAAACAACAGGAGAAATTATTTCTGATAAAGAAAATTTTGTAATAACATATGGTTCTGACCTTATTAATATTAGATATTTAATTGGAATTGATTTGAATAGAACAATAACAAATGATATTGTACATGCATATGAAGTATTTGGAATTGAAATTGCAAGACAAGTTTTGCTTCATGAATTAATGGAAGCATATAAAAATGCTGGTGCTAAATTAAATTATCAACATATTGAACTATTAGTCGATATGATGACATGCTCTGGAACAATAATGTCTATTGATCGTCATGGAATTAGTAAAACAGATGGTGATGCACTTACACGTGCTTCATTTGAAACAACAGTAGAACAATTAACAAATGCCGCCGTGTTTGGAGAAACAGAACATATGAAAGGTGTGTCAGCTAGAATTATGGCTGGACAAATTATTAATTGTGGAACGGGTTGCTGTGATGTATATTTGGATACAGAAACAATTGAAAAATCAGAATATCAAGAAGGATTTGATACAACAAATAAATTTGAAGGAATTGATAAGCCAGTTATTGCACAAGATATTGTTAATCAAAAAGTTGATGAAATGTTTATTCCATAGGTTTTTAATTTTATTTATTTTTTATAAATAAATAAAATTGAAAATAATATATCTTATTTACATATCATTTGATTTATTAATTATTTAATATGGATTACAGTCAAATTTATTGTACTGTTGATATTTCATTGAAATCATTTTATTTTAAAAAATATGGAAATTTTTATTTAATTTTTATGAGATTGAACAATGATATTGTAGAAATTATACAAAATAGAATATCATGTTTGTTAAATAATATGATTCAACAACTAAATAATATTGATAAATTCATTGTTTATAAATTTGAAAATGATATAACAACAAATATTTTAAAATGTATAAAATGTCCAATTGAAAAAGAATTTTGTGAAGGAAATATGGATAAAATTATTGATTATCATGATGGAATATTAATATTATCAGAAAAACAATTATATGAAACATTAAAATGCCAACCTGTTTTTAATAATAATATATTGAAATTGTCCTGCTCTAAATTTTTTGTTCAAAATAAATATTTATTAAAATATAAAACAAAAATATTGTTCAATATTGTTCTAAAAAATAGAAAGAATATTTATTTTAATTTTCGCAAAATTGTTGAAAATAATAAGTTTAATTATAATAAAATAACATTGGGAAATGGTATAATTAAGACAAAAACACTAATAGAAAACATAAATTTGTTTATAAAAAAAAATTGAAATTTAAACATTTTAAAGATAAAACGTTATAAAAGGTTAAATATCCAAAAATAAAATGGCAACAAAACAAGAAACAAAAAGTCAAGTAACAGGACATAAAGTGAGTTGTGCAAAATTCAATTTGAGCAAATTTCATGTGGCACCATATAAACAAAAAACATCATCAGATTCACAACATAAATTGTTTCCCCAATATGAATATGCAGATGGAACAGTAACAACACCAGTTATTATTTCAGGAAGTATTAAATTGAAAGGAGGTATTCCACAAACAGATCCATCATCACAATATAATAAAACAGATAATGATTGTTTTTATTTTCTATTGTATAAAGATGAAGATGATCCGCGAAATGTAGAATTGTTTAATGTTATGGAACAAATTGATGCTTTTTATATTGATGAAATCAATGAAAAGAAAAATACAAATGGTGTTATTTGTCAATATGTTGCTAAAAACGAATCAACTCCATTTGATAAAGAACTTGTTTATGGAACTACTGATGAAAATGCGTTTCTTGTTAAACATACAGATAAAGATGAAAAAGATAAATCAGGAAAAATAATTAATACAAAAAAGATTTCAAAAATGAAAATTAAAATTGCAACCAAGTATGAAGCAAAATTGACAAAAGATATGCCACGTGAAGTAAGAACTGAAGTTTATCTTAAAGATCCGGCAACAGGTGGACCAAAATCAGAAGCAGAGCCAGTAAAAACACTTGACGATTTACGCAGAATTTTGGTTTTTGGTACAACTGTCAAATTTGCATTGGCATTTACTAAGTTTTGGATCACAAAGAAAGGAAAAAATAAAGAGGGATGTGGTTTTGGTTTAACATGTAATATGGTTTATATTGAAGAACAATCAAAACGAAATGCAAATGTCTTAAGTAGCAAAGTTTTTTCAGATGATGATGATAATATTAAACCAATTGAACAAAAATCTAAAACTTTTGAAGATGATGATGAAAAAAAAAAAGAAAAAGAAGAAAAACATTTAGATAAAAAGAAAAAGGGAAAAAAAAATGATGAAAGTGAAGAAAGTGAAGATACAGATGAAAAAGATGGTGAAGATGAAGAAGACGATGAATCAGAAAAAACAGATGAAGAAGATGAAGAAGATAAAGAAGAAGAAAAAAAACCTAAAAAAGTTCAACCAAAAAAGAAAGGAAAAAATTAAAATTTTAAAAATAAATAAAGTTGTTTTAAAATAATAATACTAAAAATAAAATTTTTAGTATTATTATTTGAAATTTTATTAACGCATTTCAAATATTATTTGAAATGCGTTAATAAAATTTAAAAAAGAACTAGCATAAGTGTATACATGAGTGTTATTTTACATCGTGATCTTGAATTAATTAAAATTTGTTTTGATGTTCCAATTGTTGATAAAAAACAAATTTATATAAAATTGTTGTATCTTCATACAGAAATACCAGAAAGTTTTTATTTACAGTTACCAAAGATGGAAATTGTAAATACTGATAATGATAAGTTATTTGTTGATATAAATAATTATAACGGATTTGATGATATTGATAATCATGTAATTCAATTCATTCGTTCAAATGATGTTATTAAGAAATTAGAAATAAAAGATTTAAGATATTCTACAATTACTATTAAACATAAAGATCAAAAACCAATTGTTTGCCTAAAATTAAAAAATACAAAAATATTTAATTCTAATAAAGAACTTCTTAAAGATACTAAACTACTGATAAAAGGAACAGTTATTAAAACTATTGTTGAAATTGATTCTATTATTGTTAATATTAATGATCATCATATTTATATTAATGTTGCTCCAAAACAAATTATGATTTATGAAATAAAACCTATTATTAAAAACTTATCAGCATTTTCATTTGTTAATGATGAAGAACAACATGTTAAACAACTTGATCACATCTCCGA